TCAGGTCTTGCGGCACGCCCGAACCTGCACGCGCAGAATGCGGTAATCATCCAGGGCGATGATGATCGGGCTCGTCTCCGGCAGCATCGCCACCGCATCGGCCAGCGCCGCATTGAAGGCGGGCGCGTAATCTTTCAGCGGCGGACACACGGCGCCCGGCTTAAAGCCCGTGCTTGCGCAGGCGCTCAACAAGATCATCGCGGCTGCGGGCAGCATCCATCGCGGCGTCGATCTGGGCATCTTTCACCTTTGCAGCGTGTTCGGCAGCTTCTGCGCGCAGTTCCTTTTCGCGCGCGCGGCGCACGGAAAAAATCAGCGCCAGCAGCGCTGCAATCTTTCCGGCAAGACGGATGAGGGCATCCCACATGGCTCAGCTTTCGATTTTGCCGATGCGGTTGGGCGGCACTTCCTTGGCGTGCCCGACATTGAGCGCCAGCCACTCCACGATCCTGTAAATGCGGCCGACAATGGAATCGTCGGCCGGTGTCGGCGTCAGGGCGGCAATGGCCGAGGCCGCCGCCATCAGCGACAGGATCGCATTCAGCCAGGCCGGAAACGATGCGAAGAATTCAGACAGGCCGTTGAAGATGGAGTCCATAAGCGCGTTCCTTTCCTTGGTCAGACCCAGGTGACAAGCGTGCGGAATGCGCCGCCCGCGAAGATTTTGACGTTCCTGTCAGCAGTGTTGATGACGAGCATGCCTTCGACCCCGGCCGGATCACCGGCAGTCGTCTTGAAGCTGTCGAGGCGGGCGAAATTTCCGTTGCCGCCCAGCGCGGTTGTGACCGCTTCGCTGAACACCGTGCCGTCAAAGGCGATGAGGCGCTTTTCGTCTTCGACAAAGACGAGCCATCCGGCGCGCGGCTGAAGAAAACTCCAGGCGCCGTCCTGCCAAAGCGCAATTCGCCCAGCGGATCCGCTCCACGCGCCCGTGGGCGATGCAGGCACCAGCCAACGGTCGCCATCGGCGGGCGAACCCGGCGGCGTTGCGAGGTCGCGATCGATCACTGAAAGCTGCACCAGCGCATCAAGGCGCATCACCGCGCCATTCACGGTGACGTGTTTCTGCGCCTGCGCCGCCTCCAGAAGAGGCAGCAGCAGCTTGGTCGTGGCAGCCATGAATTTCTCCTAGAACCAGATTTGTGCTTCTGCCGCCGCACCGCGCCCGAAAGCGTTGCTCATCTGAAAGATGCGCACCGTCAGTGGCGATGAGGGCGTGCCGCCAAAGTCAGCAATCTGCTGGGAAGCAGTGTAAGAAGCTGATGACGATGACAGGCTGAGCGTGCGCTTGACCGAGCTCCCGGCCATGATGTCGATCTCATAGGTTTCGCTCTCTTCGCCGAGCGGCACATCAGCACCTTCCCAGCTGTCACCGCCGATACGTGTGCGCCGGACGAACCGGACTTCGATGGCACCGCTGGCTCCGTCACGCCAGCCGCCCACATGCGCGGGCGACAATGGTCTCAAACCCAGACCGTAGATCGCGCGTGTCTCGGTGGTGTAGCTGTCGGCATCATGCGCCATGCTTGCCGGGCCATAGCGCCAGTCAAACGCAAGGCCGCGCGCGTCGAGTGACAGCGGCACTTCGATCACAGCATCATCCAGCAGCACAAAGGGCGCGCCCGCCGCAACCGGATTGCGCATCGCGCCTTCGGTGCCGCGCTGGCCCCGCAGAAAGCCGGAGAGTTTCCACGTTTGCGGCGCGACCAGCTCCGCATTGCGGAACTGGATGATCTCCCATTCGCCATCCGCATTGCGGATTGCAGCAAGGTTTGCGCCGTTCAGAACGCCCGCCTCGCTCGCGCCGGAGAGCGTGCCCGCAAAAAGCGTAACCCAGAGAAGATTGCCGTTGTCCCAGCGTCCCGCCGGGCCACGCCAGAATCCGGTTGTCGTCTCACCCAAAGATGCGCGGGCGCCTGCCTGCGCGATAAGCGAGAAACTGCCGCCCGACAGGCGGCGGAAGATATTGACCGCACCGGGCCACGGATCAGCCATGGCGGCAATTAGCGGCGAAGGTGGTGATGCCGTATCGCGGATCATCGGCAGGTCCATGATGTGCGCCAACACATCGCCAAAGGAAGGCGGCGGCAACGCACCCGGCGGCGGCAGACCGCCCGCCTGAATCCCATCATAGAGCGCCAGATCGGTGCGCACCGCTTCAATCTGCCGGACACCCGCATCAACAATGCGCGTGATGCGCAGGTCTTGCGCAATGATGCCGCCTTCAAGGGTGATGACATCGCCCGCATCCAGCCGCAAAAGCGATGGCGGCAGGGCAAGCGACACGCTGGTGCGCTCTGCCCACACCGAACGCAGCACACGCTCTGCCATGGTGCGGGCAAAGGGTGCTGACAGCACCATGGGCAACGGCAATTCGTGCACCCGCTCCGACGCCGCCGTGCTGCGCAGCGCCTCGGCACTCGCCTGCCGGTAATCGGCAAAGACATCCAGAAAAGCCGTCTTCACGCGCAGCGGCAAATCTGCCTCCTGCGCGCGGGTCAGGCTCGGCAAACCAAAATCACCGTCAGCACGTAGCGCCAGATCATCTGGCGTCACCACTTCAGCGGGCGGTGTGCCGCGCGGGGTAAAGCGCATTGCGCCACCCGTCTCTGCGGCATCAATCGCAAAGGCTGAAAAAAGCGGATCAAGTGCATCGCGCGCACTCATCAACCGGTCAATGACATAGCCATCCGCCACATCCACTACGCCTGCGGTTTCAACCGGCACGTCGCCGCTTTCATGGGCCAGCTCGCGGATGATGGCGGCGATGCTGGCGGCGCCAGCGCGCCCAGTCAGCCAATGACCGCGCTCCCACTGCCTGCCGTCGCGCCAGAGATCGCTGCGCAACGGGAAGTCGGGGAATGGCCGCGCATCCCACGCCCAGATGTGAATGCGGTCGAGGTCCAGCATTTTTCGTCCGTCTACGGATGAGGCGGGATTGCGGCCTGGCGCCTCCCAGTAGGACAGAAATGCCTCAAGGCCCGCGCGCTGGATGCGGTCGTCACGCGCACCTGTCGAATAGAGCGGAAAGCGGCTCTCGCTCGATTTGGGATCAAAGAAGATGTTGGGTTCGTTGGTGCCCTTGTCGATGGCCGCGATGCCAATCTCGGTGAGCCAGATGGGTTTTGACTGCGGCACCCAGGCGGTCGGCGTGGCGCTACGCACGCCGCCGGGGCGATTGTGATGGGCGCGCGCCCAGAAGTTCCTCAAGTCTTTCGCGCGAAAAACCCAGGGCTCGCCATGCGCGCCATCGGTGATGGGTGTGCGCGTTTGTGCGTCGCGCGCGGCGGGCGACGCGTAGAACCAGTCAAAGGCCTCGCCACCCTCAATGTTCGATTGCAGATAGTTGCGGTCGAAAATGCTGCGCGCGCCCGCCAGCGCATCCATGTGCCCTGCGCCATCACGCCAATCTGACAGCGGCGCGTACCAGTCAATCGCCACCATATCGACATTGGCATCCGCCCAGAACGGATCGAGATGGAAAAGCACATCGCCGCTGCCGTCCGCGGGCTGATGGCCCAGATATTCCGTCCAGTCGGCGGCATAGGAAATCTTGACCGACGGCCCAAGGATCGCGCGCACATCGGCTGCTAGCGCCTGCAATGCAGCAATTGCCGGATAGGTGCTGGCAGAGTCGCGGATGGTGGTGATGCCGCGCAATTCAGATGCAATCAGGAAGGCGTCCACGCCGCCTGCCGCCGCACAGAGATGCGCGTAGTGCAGAATGAAGCGGCGGAACGACCATTCCGCCGGTCCGTGATAGTCCACCTCATCGCCCGAGACCGAGAAATCTGTGCGCAACGCCGTGCCGAAAAAGGCTGCAACCTGAGTTGCCGCCGCAGCAGTCTTGTCAGGCGAACCGGCAATACCTGCGGCAGGATGCTGCGTGATGCGCCCGCGCCACGGAAATGCGGGCTGCATTCCGGCAGGATTATAGGGGTCGGGTTTGGTGTTGCCCGGCGGCACATCCATCAGGATGAAGGGATAGAACGTCACCGAAAGGCCGCGCGCATTCATGGCGCGTATCGCCTCAATCACCGCGCGGTCGGCGGGTGTTCCACCAAAAAGCGGGCCATCGGCGTCGTGCGAGACCAGGTGCGCGCTCGCACGTCCCACATCGCCGGCGCGCCAGGCATAGGGTCTGGTTTCTTTCGACGCGATCTCGACGCCGGGTTTGATCTTGCACTCACCGCAACGCAGATCATCACCGAACCACGCCACAACCAGAGCGGCGCTGCGTGCATTCGGCAATTGCGCTTGCAACTGATCCAGCGCCACGTCCATGTTGGCGCGGCGCTGGCCATTCATCATGTTTTCGGGCGTGCTGGCGCCCGGCCCGGTCTTGCGGGTGACGATGGTGGTGCCATAGACGAATTCGCCGGACGACGGAATGATGTCCACCCCGCGCACCAGTGCCTCCAGTGTGTTGCCATCCAATGCAGGTGCAAACACTTCAAAGCTCAGTTGCGGCACGCGGTTGCCAAACGCTTCCAGCGCCAGATCCTCAAACACCACATAGGCGGTGTTGCGGAAGGCGGGCGCCTCACCCTCAATGGCGGCGATCAGCGGATCGGGCTCCTGATCTGGCGTGCCGTGGTGAATGCGCATGGTGGCATTGGTCAGATCGGCCAGCCCGCCATCGGCCCACACGCGGCCAATGCCGCCAATCTCGCCCATACACAGCGCGACGGCGAAACTTGCGGAATAGGAATATTCCGTCACCTCCACGCCCGATGTCGCCTTGCCGCCTTCGGTCGAAGTGCTCTTCTTCTCTTTGAAGTTGGCTGCCCAGATGATCTGCCCTGCCACACGGGCGCGGCCGCGCACGCGCGGTATGGCGGCGCCTTCGGTTGATCCCTGAATGCGGATGTCGCCCAGCCGCGGGCCGCTGGCGCGCTGTGGCCCGGCAATCGCACTGTCGATGAAGCCACCGGCAAGCGAGCCAATGGCGCCGCCAATGGCTGCGCCCGAAAGTGTTGCGCCGAGAATGGAAAGACCGCTGGGCAGCAATGCATTGCCGATGGCCGAGCCGATAGTGGTCAGGACAAGGGTCGCCATCGTTCAGTCCGTCAACCCCGGAAAGCGAAACACGAACGCAAGGCGGCGCAGCCAGGCGCGGTCGATTGACACGCGCGAGACGTGCAGTCCCGAATGCGCGTGGATCATGCTTTCCCTGCCCGCATGAATGGCGGCGTGCTTGGCGGGCCCGTTCGCGCGCATGCGAAACAGCAACACATCGCCCGCCCTCATTTCCTTCACTGGTACTTCATCGAGATGGCGCCGCGCGGCCTCGGCCAATGTCTCGCTGCCATCGCTCTCGGCCCAGTCGGCGACATAGGGCGGCACTGATTCCGGCTCCTCGCCAAAAACATCACGCCACACACCACGCACCAGACCCAGGCAATCGGCGCCAACGCCGCGCAAACTCGCCTGATGGCGATAGGGCGTGCCGATCCAGCTCTCAGCGGCGACCACGATGTCAGCGCGCGAAGGCATCAGCGTTTGCCGCCATCATTGCGGCCACCGCGGCGCGGGGTGACGGCGATCCAGTCATTGCCGGGCATGAAGGGAAAGCCACGAAAGTTATCGCCATTGGCAAAGCGGGTGCGGCAGGCCTGCCAGGTTTTCGGGCATCCCGCTGTGACCGTGAAATCATCGCCTGCTGCGGGCAGTGCCGGCAGATCGCTCCACAAGGAAAGCGTGGCAAGCCCGGCGCTCACGCCATGGCTGCGCACTTCAATCTTCCGGCCTGCCATCGCGCCGCGTGTCAGCGCGAGCACACCACCTTCAAACAGCCCTGCGTCATAGGCGCCAAGACCGCTTGCGGTGATCAGGCGGCGCGACAAGGCAGCGGTGACAGTTCCGGTGCCGCGCCAGGCAGACGACGTCAAAGCAATGCCGCAACGCGCATCACCCAGTTCGGCATCACACAAATGCTGATAGGTGCGGCCAATGGTCTGCGACAGGCGATGCGAAAGGCCGCGCAACTCGGCGACAAACGCGATGCCCTCGCGCCGCACTTCGCCCAGTTCGCCGCTGCGCAGGATGATGCGCTCGCCCGGCGATTGCCAGTCAGTCAGGAAAAGTTCTACGCGCGCGGCGTCGAAGTCGCCATTGTCCAGCGCCCCCTCGCTCAACGCATCGTGGGCGATGGCGCCGGCCAGATCCGTGTCACTCACGGAAAGGCCAAGCGGGCTTTCGACTGATGCGGCATCAAGTGCTGCATCCGCGCGATAGGTCACACCGCCGATCACCAGATCGCGGTCATGCTCGGTAAAGCCCAATACCACGCCATCGGCGCGCGTGATCTTCACGCAACGCGCAAAGGAAGTGACGCCGCTGTCCAGCGCGGCCTGCATCGCTGCCGGGATTGATTTCATGGCAGGCGCAGCTCCACCAGCGGAATGCTGGGCGCTTCGCCTGCCCGGAAGGACGCCAGATTGATGTCGAGCCGGTCGGCATCAAATCGCACCGGCACGTCGAACAGGAATCCCGCTGTCACCGCCTGTCCGGCTGCAGGTGGTGCCGAGAGCGTAACCACGCCAGTCGTCACATCCACGCTGAAGGCGGATGCAGCGAGCGGCGTGCCATTCACGGCCACCATCACGCTTCCCGTTACGGGCTTTGCGATGCTGCGCACGAATTCATGCGGCGCGCTGCCATAGGTTTTCTGGAGCTGAAAGGCCGTGCGCACACCATCGCCGGTGCCAAGAAGCTGATCCAGCGCGTTTGCCGCCACACCGGCCGCGCACGATTTGAAGTCCGCGTGATCCTTGAAGCGAAATCCATGCAGCCGTCCGCGCCGCGCTTCAAAGAAGGCAATCAGCGTGTGCAGATCATCCAGCGAGGCTATGCCAGAGCCTGCGTCATACCGCCTGCGGCTTGCTGCCCAGGGTGAATTGCGCTCCTCGTGGCCGCTGGCCAGCGACACGATCTGCGTGCGCCGCTCAGGTCCGCCTTGTGAGCCAAAGGCGATGCTCAACGGAAAGCTCACGTCGTGAAAGGCTGGCATCGTTGCTCGCTCAAAGATTGCGGCGGCTGCGGGCAAGGGCGCGCATCATGGCGGCGGCGATCTGCGCCTCACTGCGCATGAAGCTTGTTGCGTCGTTTGTGTTCACGTTCAGCGTCACGCTCGGGCGCAACGTCGTCGCGCGCGCCTGGCCCTCGATGGGCGCGATGGCGCCGGAAGCGCCCGGCACAAACATTTCAGGCCCGCGCTCACCCACCAGATAGGCGCGGCGGGGCGATACCGGGCCGCCGCCCGCGCGCGCACCGCCGAAGCCGATATTGCCGACGAGATCCTTGGCAAAGTCCATCAATGGATCAGTGACAAAGGTGCGGATGGCCAGCCGCGCGAGGTCAGCGATGATGGCGTCAATCATTTTGCCGAAGGAAAGCTCGCCAGTTGCCGCCGCGCGCACCAGCGCATCCTCCACATTGCCAAGTCCGGCGCGAAAGGCGCGTTCCAGAAAGCGCGCGCTCTCGGCGGCGGGTGCGGCGAGCGCCTCAAGCCGGTCACCGGCGGTGCCCAGTGCGCGCAACAGCGGATCGATGTTGGCGGCAACATTGATGCGGATTGTTTCCGTCATCGCTGCGCCTCCTCCCATCCGGCCATCATGCGCTCAAGTTCGGTGCGTGTGGGCGCCTGTGTGCCGCTTTCGCTTGACACCAGCGCGCGCCACTCGGAAAGGCTCATGCGCCAGAACGCGCCCGGCGCAATGCCAAACGCCTGATTGGCGACGCGCAGCGCCCTCTGCCACTCATCGCGGCGCATCGGCGCCCAGACCTGCGGCCGCAAAGGCGTCAGCAATCGCGGCGACAGCACGCGTGATGTCGATACGCATGGCCGCCACATCGTCATCACTCAGCACATTGCCGCCGCCGCGCAAAAGAGCGCCCAGAATGGCGGTGATGTCGCGGGCACGCAGCGCCTTCATCGCCGAGGCGAATTGCGCCAGACCCTCGCCGCCCAGCGCCGTCTCGATCTCTGCGAGCGCGCCCAGTGTCAGGCAAATCGTGTGCTTCCTGCCGCCTGCCTCGAGAACGGTCTCGCCGCGCATCGCGTTCACCATCGCTTTACGCCGCTGCAAAACTGACCACACCCGCAGAGTCGAGCGAGATGGTGAATGTCACCTCGCCGTCATGCTCACCGGCATATTCAATCTTGCGGATCTGAAAGGGGCCGGTCAGCGTGCCGAAATCGGGGATCACCAGCTGGAACTCGGGGATGGCCTCGCCAAAATAAGCGGCGCGCAAAAGTTCGTCCGAGGCCGCATCCTTGAAAATGCCTGCACCCGAAAGTGAGACGCTGCGCACGCCCGCGCCTGCCAGCAATTCGCGCCATGCGCCGGTGCTGTCGGCATTGGTAATGTCAACGGCGCCTGCTTCCAGCGTCAGACTGCGGGCGCGAAGCCCGGCGATCGTTGCAAAACTTCCCGGCCCGTTGGCAATGCGCAGCAACAGGGCCTTCCCCTTCTGGGCGGCCATGGCAGTTTCCTTCTGTCAGCAGATCAAAGCGGTTCAGTGACCGCGCGAAAGCGCACAAGCCCGTGCCAGGTTTCGCCATCGCCCAGCCGGAACGTTTCCATGCCGGCATGACGCAGATTGATGAGACGCCGCGCCGACAGCGCCAATGGCTGGTCATGCAGGCAGGCTGCAATCTCATCCATCAAAAGTTTTGCCTCACGCCTGCCCGCGTAACGTGACCAGACATGCAGGGTCAGGGCATGTTCTGCACCTTCTTCGCTGCCGGTGCTCCAGTCGCGCGCCTCGTCATCGCCGATGGTGATATAGGGAAAGACGGGGCGTTCCGGCACATCGTCATGGATGCGCGGCGGCGTTCCCGCATAAAGGCGCACACCGGCATGGGCAGAAAGCGCGCCGGCAATCGCCGCCTGCAGGGCAAAGCTTCCCGTCACTTGAATTGCTCCACGTTGGTGCGCACATCGCCGATGCGGCCGGCATCGCTCTCGCTGG